TTAATGTCTATTATTACTTCCTTGATTGCTCCTGTTTCAGGATTGCTTGACAAGTTTATTGAAGACAAAGACCAGAAGAACGCCTTAGCCCACGAAATAAGCACAATGGCAGAGCGTCACGCGCAAGAGCTTGCTAAGGGTCAGTTGGAAGTAAACAAGGTAGAAGCGTCACACAAGAGTTTGTTTGTTAGTGGATGGCGGCCCGCTATAGGTTGGATTTGCGGATTTGCTTTAATGTATTCTACAATTTTAGCACCAATATTAGGAATATGGTTTACTGTCCCGCCTGTAGATAGCTCACTTCTTACAAGTGTACTTATGGGCATGTTAGGACTAGGGGCGATGAGAACAGTAGAGAAAACAAAAGGGGTTCAAAGGAACAACTAATGAAATTCACAAAGCAAGGATACATACTCTTATGACTTATTTACAACTTGTACAAAGTGTACTAAGGCGGCTAAGGGAAGACGATACAATTACGTCTGTGTCGGATAACAGCTATTCCAAGTTAATAGGAGAGTTTGTAAACGATGCTAAAAGGATTGTAGAAGACTCTTGGGATTGGTCTTCACTACGTACAACATTTACTATTAACACAGTAGTTAATACATTTAGTTATCAGCTAACTGATTCGGATGTCAGCCTTAAAACATTGGATGTTATTAATGATACATCCAACTACTTTATGAGACCTGTGTCATCCCACTGGATGAACAACGCTTACTTAAACAGCGGAGTACCTAATAGTTCACCTATATACTACTCTTGGAATGGCTTTAGTGAGACAGGGGAAGCTTTAATTGACCTATATCCTATACCTGACAAAGAGTATATTATACGTGTTAATGCTGTGGATAAAAAAGCACCTATGGTTGCTGACAACACTACCTTGTATGTTCCTTCTAATCCTGTAATACATTATGCAGTAGCGTTGGCCTCAAGAGAGCGAGGGGAAACTGGTGGTACATCCTCAGCGGAACTCTTTGCCATAGCGGATCAAACACTAGGTGACATGGTTGCTCTTGATGTTGCAAGACAGGAAGAAGAAACTATTTGGAGACCAGTATAGTGGCTCAACAATTACAGAACGTAACAATTAATGCACCTGCGTTTGGCGGTATTAATACGCAGGATTCTCCTGTGGGTCTTGATCCTAGTTATGCGTCTGTTGCAACTAATTGTGTTATTGACAAGCTAGGGCGCGTAGGGGCTAGAAAAGGCTCAGTGTTGTTGTCTACAGCTACAAACACAGTACCTGCTAATCAAGGAGGAGCTAAAGATATAAAAGTAGAAACAATCTTTGAGTCCTTAGACACAAGCGGTGACAAAGTTGTTTTCTCTGCAGGTAACAATAAAATATTTAGCGGCATAGGAACATTAACCGACATAACACCCTCAAGCTATACTATAAGTGCTAACAAGTGGAAGGTTGTCAACTTTAATGACCATGTTTACTTTTACCAAAGAGGCCATGAGCCTTTAGTTTATACTGACTCTGGTTCTCAAGGACTTGTAAAACTGTCAGCAGTTACAGGTTTTGTTGCTCCTCATGTTGGAGGGTCAGATAGAGCACCTTATCAGGCTAATGAAGTATTAGCGGCTTATGGTCGTTTATGGATAGCTGATATAACAAACAATAAACATACAATCTATTGGTCTGATACTCTTAACGGAAACGCTTGGCACGGTGGTACTACAGGTGCTATTGATTTAACAACTGTATGGCCCACTGGTCACGACGAAGTTGTAGCACTTGCGGCACACAACGGGTTTCTTATTATTTTTGGTAAGACATCCATTGTTGTGTACTCTGGTGCGTCCTCACCAACAAATATGGTTTTACACGACACTGTGGAGGGCGTGGGTTGTGTTGCTAGAGACTCTGTACAACACACAGGTACTGACATTGTATTCTTATCTGACTCAGGTGTGCGTAGCTTTGGCAGAGTCATACAGGAAAAGTCTATGCCTATGCGTGACATCAGCAAAAACGTCAGGAATGACTTAGTGCGTTATGTCAACGAGGAGAGAATAGCAGACTCTACATTAGCTTCCGTTAAGTCTGTATACAGCCCAGAGGAAGCTTTTTATCTTTTAACGCTACCTACTAACAGCTTGACGTATTGCTTTGATATGAGACAAGCCCTACCTGACGGATCACACAGAACCACAACGTGGTCTACACCTATTGCTTTGTGTTACACAAGAACACAGGACGGTAAAATATACATGGGAAGACAAGGAGGTGTATATGAGTACAAAGGCTTTACGGATAGGCTGTGTACTCTTGTAGGTTCAACACAGACTTACTCAACATCCTCTTATCAATTATCATACTTTAGCAATCCTTTAGATTTTGGTAATTCATCTAATATTAAGTTCCTTAAGAAATTTAAAATGACAATTATTGGTGATGCCGCGGCACAGTCCGTTCTTAATTGGGGATATGATTATTCAGATTCTTACTACAAGCAAACTTTTACATCCACAAGAACTAACGCAAACACAGCTTTTTATGGTGTAAGCGAATATAATGTTACAGCCTCTGAATACTCTGCGGGAACAGAAACTCAAGTACCTAATGTACATGGCTCAGGCCATGGTACTGTTGTTACTGTGGGCTTGGAATCAACAATTAATGGATCGGAATTTTCTATACAAAAAATTGACATAAACGTATTATTAGGGAGACTTATTTAATGAGTAATTATACAAAAACTACGGACTTTGCGGCTAAGGATTCCTTACCGTCTGGAAACACGGCAAAGATTGTAAGAGGGACGGAAATAAACGATGAGTTTAACGCTGTTGTTACCGCTGTTGCAACTAAAGCGGACATTGCAGGGCCAACATTCACAGGGACAGTTACTGTTCCAACACTATCAGCCGATAATATTACGGGTACTTTAGCAGGAACAATTAGCGGAGGGAGTTACTAATGGGTTTTTTATCGGACTTGTTAAGTGGTGGTCAAGACTATCAAAGTTTAAAAAGAGATATAAAAAGAAAAACAGACTTTAGAGATGAAACTTTAGAGCGTGGTACTGCTATAGGTCAGCAAGGTTACGAGCAGTCTCAGTTTGTTCCTTTTAGTGTTACATCTAGCTTAGGCGGAGTACAAGGTACTGCGGAAGGTGGGTTTGACATGAACCTGTCTCCAGAACAACAGGCCATGCAGGATCGTTTATTCGGTATGTCAGGTAGTTTCCTAGATGAGATGAGTGGTGATCCTTTTGAGAGACAACAGGCTTTATATGAGCAAATAAGAGGACTACAAAGGCCCAACGAAGAACGTCAGCGCCTTGAGCTAGAGAATCGTTTAAGAGGCCAAGGTAGACTAGGTTTAATGACTTCTCAGTATGGTGGTAGTCCTGAGCAATTTGCACAAGACATGGCACTGGGTGAAGCACGTAACCAAGCGGCTTATCAGGCTTATGGACAGTCTCAAGCAGACAGACAACAAGCTTTCGGTTTAGCTAGTGGTCTTATGGGTCTAGGTTACAAGCCACAGCAGGAACTAGGTAGTTTGTATGGGTTAGCTACTCCTACAGCAGGGCTTGCACAAGGTGGTAGACAAGCGGGTGCGGCTTTAAATGTTGAGTCTATGCTACAAACTTTGTTTGATAAAGATAGCGGTTACAATGCCCAAACATTAGGAACTGGTTATAATCCTGAAACAGGAGAACGTCAAGGCGGTATCTTTGGAGGGTTAGCGGCTAAGGATGATGCTAGAAGTGGTTTCTGGAATAATTTATTAAGCAGTATAGAAGGTGCTGTAGCAGGCGGTAGCGGTGGTGGCGGTGGAAGGTAATCTAACACTTAATAAATTTTATAAATAGGACATTATAATGGCATATCAAGATTTAGTAGGTTTATTAACAGGAACCCCTACTCAACCAATTCAGCCTGTTACAAGAAATCAAAGACTTGCTCAAGGAGCCGCGGGTGGCGGTAGAGCCGTAGGTAAAATGCTTGGGAAGCTAGGGGGCTTTGAAGTTGCCCCTACACCTGAGGAAGCACTAAAGGCAGAGTTGTCAGGTTTAGACTTCAACAAGCTAGAGGACAAAAAGAAACTGGTTGGTATTTTGTCGCGTTTTGATCCTATAAGAGGGATGCAGATGGCTGATAAGATTAAGGCTGAAGAATCCGCTATGGCTGAAAAACAAGAGCTTGAGGATGAAGAAATGGCTGATAGGATTTCTTTTTCTGAATATATTAGAAATAAGTTCCCTGCTCAACCTGCTTTAATACAGCTTGCGGAGTCTGGACAATTAAACGCCTCTAACTTTAAAGACTTTTTAAATGATCCTAAGAGTGGTGGTTTTCTTAAAGGAACTACATTTACTGTTGAAGACGAAAACGGAGATCAATTTACAATGACTCCTGCTTTTAGTAAAGACAAAGGGGAAATTGAAAATACATACTCTTCAATAGGAAATGGCCCTGATAAACCTTTCGGTAAAACAAAAGTAACAGGGGGTGAGTTTTCTTTATCCGCTGAAGACGAGACAGCTAGAAGGGTTGGTCAGAAAGGTGCAGAAACAAAAGAAGCAACTTTCGGGAAGCTTAAAGCAATGGCGGAAGACTCTATACCTACTTTGAGAGCTTCTCAAGCTGATCTAAACAAAGCTGAGGAATTGTTAAATTCTATAGAAACAGGTGGGCCAATAAACATAGCGGCTACTGGTTTAGAAGGCTTTTTTGGTGTCAAAAGTGCAGACAAAGGTCAGTTAGAAATTATACTTGGTTTAAACATGATGTCATCTTTAAAGCCTTTGTTTGGTGGCCTTATCTCTAATCAAGAAGCAGAGCGTCTTCAAGCAATATATGCGGGAATGTCAAAAGGAAACCTAGCAAACGCAGGAATCTTAAGACAGCTTAAAAAGGCAGTTGATGATAACCTTTTTAAAGCAGGTTTATATCAAAAGACAAAAACTTCAGAAGAGTTCAGTACGCTCCTTAAGCAAATGTATCCTGAAGATACTAAGCCTGAAAAAACAAGAGTAACATGGGAGTCCTTATAATGAGTGAAGTTTTTGATGTTGAGCTTCCCAACGGTAAGACTATTTATGACGTACCTGTGGGAACCAGTAAAAAAGTAATACAGGACAAAGCAATTGCTAACGGCTTGGCTACTATTGAAGACTTTGCTCCAAAACCAACTCCTGTAGAAAAAGAAGAAGACTCGCCTTGGTATCAGGACGTAGGTAATTTCCTTAAAGAAAACATGGAAATACCTATGGGTCTTGGAGGTAGTCTTGCAGGAGCCGCGGCAGGAATCCCTTTAGGCCCCCCAGGAATAATAGCGGGGGGTATCATAGGTGGTTCAGTCATGTCTGGAGCAGGGTCTTTAACATCCGATGTTTTGGAAGGTAAAGAGTTAGACTTTCAATCTGCTGTTAAAGAATCTTTAATATCAGCAGGGTTTGACATAGCTACGTTGGGAGCGGGTAAGGTTTTAAAACCTGCGTACCTATCAGCCAAAGCCGCCTTGGGTTATACACCAAAGGAAGTAGCTCAACAAATAATGAAGGAAGGTCTAGAGACAGGTTCAAATGAATCTTTAAAAGCTACACAAAAGATTTTAGAGGAGGGAGGAGCTAGTTTAACACGGTATCAAACAGGACAAGCATCTAGCCTTGCTGTCTTTGCTGAAAAACTTGGATCAGCAGGTCTTCTTTCAGGCAGGGAAGCGACAGGTAATACGGCCAAAGTAAACCAAGCCGCTCAGTCAGCTTTGAATGACATAGCTAATGCTGTTGACTTAAGAACTGGTGCGTCCCCTGCTGAGTTAGGGGAAGCAATGTTTGACATCATATCTGCAGGTCGTTCAGCTCTTGGTGATTCCTATGGTGATGGTTTAGAGTCTATTAGCTCAAGAGTTGTAAATAAGACCGTAAACACTGGTGGTGTTAAAAAGAAACTAGAATTATTTTTAAAAGAAAACACTATAAAAACTTCAGATATGGTTGATGGAAAGCTAGTAACTAAAGATGAAATACTTCTTGACCCTGCCACTATAGGCTTTATTAAAGAACAGCTATCAGGAACTTTAGAATACGGAAACATGTCAGCACAGGCTTTACTTCAGGTTGATAAAATGCTGTCAGGACAAATGCGTAAATTTGGAACTAAAGGAACGCAGAACTATAATACAGTGGCTGATAGAGAGCTTGCACAACTACAGTCTGCTTTAAAAGATTCTTTCATCAATACTTTAAAACAAGCTGACCCTAAAATGGCAACGGAATATGCGTTACTAAAGACTTCCTATAAAGAAGGGCTGGATGGTTTACTTCCTGTATTAAATAAAAATACAGTAATGAGAGCAGAAATTGGGGACTATGAAGCTCTAGGCAAACTACTGACTAAGCAAACTAATAGTAACAAAATTCAAGGCTTTATGAACAGTATAGATGAAGCTTATAAACAGATAGGTAAGAGAGAAGGTTTGCCCTCAGAAATAGCCTATGGTACAGCTAAGGAAGCAAAACAAGTCATTAGACAGTCTTTCTTGCAGGATTTAATTCCTAAACTGTCTTCTCCTGATTTTGATGTTTCTGATTACCGTAAACTAGCTTCTCAGTTTAGTAAGCCAGACGCAGACAAAAGATTAAAAGTTATTATGGGTGAGGATTACGGAAGAGTTAAACAGCTATTCAATTTGTTTTCTGAAGCCAGTAAAAGACCAGAGGGAAACTTTGGTACTTTATTCCTAAGAGGAAAAGAGTTCTCTGCTATTCAAGGACTACCTTCTGCTGTTGGTGCGGGTATAGGTGGGGCCGCGGCAGGTACAACAGGGGCTATGCTTGGTGCGGCTATAGCCCCGTCTGTAATCTTAACTGTGCCTATATTCCTAGCAAAAGCCGCGTCTAATCCTAAAGCTGTCAATAAGTTACTTGCTTTTGAAAAAATGACTTTTAAATCCCCTGAGGCAATGGAAAAGTTTGCAAGCTTTATTATTAGTGACACAATGGATGCGTTGTCTGATGAGGAACAAGCTGAAATCCGTAACTACTTTAGACAATAGGTATAGTTGAATGGCTGAGTCAAACAGTTTATTATCTTCTTTAGAAAAAAGACTAAATAATGTTGTAGAATCTACTGAACCGCAAAAAGATTTTACGGGTTTTAATCAGTACGACCCAATGCATGTAACGGCTACTCTTTTAGGCGAAAGCGCGGGTGCAGTCGGAGATGTTGTTGGGGAAACTTTAAGTGCAACAGTTGGTTGGGCGGTTCCTGATTTTGTTAAAAACTTTGTAAATCAATCAGCACAAGGTGTATTAGATAGTGACACAGGAAAGGCAGTAGCAAGTTGGGCCGATGAAAATCCTAAAGAATGGCAACAGGTTAAAAACGTAGTCAATATTTTTACTGTTGGAACAGGCGGCTCTTTGTTAAAACAAGGAGCAAAAGAAAACAAAGGGGCTTGGGCTTCTGGAGTTAGTAATTATATAAAAAACCACTACACCCCTGACAAAACTTCTGCTACGCGTCTTGAATCTTTACTGGGAGAAGGCCTTTTAAAAGTAAAAGGAGAAAAAGTAACGCCTTTTAACAGCGCAGGTGCAGGAAAAAAAGTAACAGGCTTTGGGGAGTGGGCGGCAGAAAGTGCTGTGTCTATGTTTGACAGTTTTTTAAACCCTTCTTCTAGGGCGTTATATGCTGAAACAGGAATCAACAAACAAAGCCAAAAGAAAGTAAAAAAAATATTAGACAATCCTGACTCAACGCCTAGGGACATTGAAAAAGCAATGGCTCAGGCTATTTATAATAGACATATTGTTGAGCAATCAGGTAGGCAAGGAAATATAGGTTCTTCCTTAATAGATGTTGAAGATTTTAGTACAGTACAGGGCTATAAACCTTTAAACATAGAGTCTTTCCAATCAGGTGTAAAAGCGACTAAAACAGAACTTAATGGTAAAAGACAATACACAGCCCCTAAAGACGCTAAAAAAGCTTATGAGCATATCACACAGGCTTGGGGGCTTACTCCAGACAGACCTACAAAAGTTATATTTAAAGAACCAAGCGGAGGTGCTTCAGGAAACCATTTACAAGACTTTGCTTTTAAAAACCCTGTAAATAAAATAATTAGAGGAGTGCTTTCTTCCTTCCCTAAAAGACCCTCTACTGAAAAGATGTACAAAGAATTATTAAATCAGGCCTCTAAAAAAAATAGCCCCTTTAAAGTTTTAAGTAAATCATCTAAAGACGTAGCAGAAAACGGACTTTGGGTTCAAAGTAGTTTTGTAGGTAACGCGGTAGTTGAGGGAGGTGTAAACGCTATTTATAAAGTATTGCCTAATGGAAGAGTAACAGCTTATATGTCAGACGTACATAACTTCTTAGAGAAAATACCTGTAGTTGGTAAAGGAATAGAAAAAGCCTTACCGACGGATGTTCTTGCTATAGCAGGGCCAATGCATATTGACATAATGAATAACAAATGGGCGCGAAAGAAAACACAAAAACAAGGTAAAGAGTTTAAAGAAAAAGCCAAACCTAAAACAGAAAAAACAAAGGATAGGGGTAACGCAAGAGAAATTCTTACTGCGTATGCCAACGCTCGACCAGACAACCTAGGTAGAGGCTTACAGTCTCCTTTAGGTGTCGGATTAATGACTGCAAGAAGTAGAGAAGAGTAAAAAAAGCCCCTTAGGTTTCTCTCCTAGGGGGCTTTTGTATACTACAGTATACATTGTAAACTATAAGAAACACTTTAACGTACATATAAGTGTTGGCTAACTACACTATTT